AATGAGTTCGAAAGCAAGCATAACGGTATCATTCACACCGTGAGCTATGACCGAGCAGAGAAGATTAAACAATACAGCAAGTACCGTGACCACATTGTAGTGCCACGTACCCGAGAAGCGCTTCTACGCTACCTGGACGAGGCGATGAAGGCAAAGCGTATGATTGTCATAGCCTCGCCTGCTATGGAGGAAGGATACGACTTTAAGGGAGATCTGAGCCGGTTCCAGATTATCATGAAAGTGCCGTATTCTTATCTCGGAGACCCACTGGTTGCTCATGTGAACAAAGTTGATCCTTCAGCATACTTCCGTGAAGCTGTACTGCGTATTGTTCAGATGGCGGGACGGTCGGTCAGGGGCGTTGACGACTGGGCATCAACCTACATTGTTGACCAGTCTTTTGAGAGTCTTCTGGCTCGCAACGGTGAATTCTTCCCTGAATGGTTCACCGAAGCGATATTCGAAGTTTAGTAGCCAGCAATCACCGACAGCCAGCACTTCACATCTTTTTGTAACGTTGTAATATTGATGTTCATCTGAGATGAAGTCTGGCTGTAATTGATTGTAATGATGTCCTTCGTCTTCACAGCATTGTATGTGCTGATGATGAGATCATTACCACGATAGCCCAGCTTACCATCCAACGTCTGCCAATGGCCTGTGTCTGATTCATACGCATGAATCCGGAACTCAATCATGTGGAATAGACTCTTCGGTATCGACTTCAACAGCTGAGTACCCACTGCTGGGATGGTGATGTCCGTATCGTTGGCACCAGATGCATCTACGCTTGCCCAAGAGAAAGTCGGGTTCCCGCCTGTGGTACTCGGCGTTCTTTTCCAGTACTGGAACTCCGGGTTGCCTGCTGCGTTGCGCTGGAGAAGAATTACCTCACCGCCTTCGAAATTTGTTGTATCAATATCATCTCTAGCTAAACTATCAGCTGGAGATCCGATAAACATAAACGAGTCACGATCCAGTATGGATTTATAATGGTCGTTGAAGACATTACTGTCGTCAGCGTCGTTGATTGCCTTCTTGAGACCTTCGCCTGTGACCATCTCATTGAGTTTGAGCCACATGGCTTTGATGGCATCAGCGGAAACAACCTTACCTGTGCCACCTGCAGTGTAATCACCGATGACGTCGCTCGGGCCATATTTTTCTGAAATTGAAAGCAGCGCTTTTTCTATCTCAGCTGCTGTGAAACTGAAGCGATATTGCTTTTCGCTGGCCATATCGTTGTCCTCGATGAATTTATACAATTTGGGTTATTTATATGATTGAGATTTATACAGACGGTTCGTCAGCTCCTAAGACTACACTGGCTGCTGGATGGTCGTTTGCTATTCACCCTTTGAAAGAAGGGATGCCGTGGAACGTTTATTTCGGACACCTCCCGCCTCCTTCAACAAATAATATTGCTGAAATGACAGCAGTATTAAATGCGATGAAATTGCTATATCATTTCTCAAATAATGGTTCACGTCAAGTTCCTCCATCTGTAATCAAGTCTGATAGCCAATACGCATTAGGCGGCCTGCTTGAATGGAGATCGAAATGGGAATACCAGGGAATGCCTGAAAAGAACGTTGAACTCTGGTTAGAGATGTTTCGTGTTCATGATCTTCTCAAACCAATTTGTGACCTCAAATTTCAAAAGGTCAAAGGTCATTCTGGCATCGTGGGGAACGAGCTGGCTGACGTGTGGTGTGGTCATGGGAAACGTGATAGTACGTTATCCCTCAATAATAACAGAGTCGTGACCACAAAAGTGACGGGCGAATTTCTAGCCTACATGCAGTCTAAATAATTTTACTTGAATTGGGGTTATAAAATGAGCATGAACTTTGTTGACAGAGGAAATACGGCTACCAAGTATTTCTCGGAAGAAGATAATAACAAAATCGTCGGTATCTTGGTTGACTGGATACCAGGTCGCAAGAAGGCAATGAAAGACGGAACCAAGTTACCCGCCGTCCCCGAAATCATCGGCCGAACCGTTTACACTATCGTCAATAAAACCAGCACCCGCTACAACTATCGCAATTATCCCTATCGTGAAGACATGGTCAGTGATGCTGTCCTCAATATTATTCGTTATCTTCACACCTTTGACGTTTCGCATGTTGGCATTAAAAAGAAAGTCAATTTCTTTTCCTGGGTAACCATGTGCGCTGATCGCAGCTTCTCTAAGAAAATCTCTGATGAAGAAGGCCAAACCTATCTGAAGCTGAGAGCCTTTGATGAAGTGGGTGGGTTTGCAGCCTTCAGTGACGATGCCGATGCTGATCTGTCTAGCTTCTCTGAGAACACAGGCATTGCTATGGACTTCCGTGAGCGCATGGGGGCATTTGAACAGAAGCGTGAGCGCCAGCGTGATAAAGAACGCGAAAAGGCCAAGACACAACAGAAGGCTGTCAAAGAGAACAAGATTCCTAAAGGGCTTGCTCTATATCTGGCCTCGGGTAATAATAAGCCGGTTACTGCTGATGCCATCGGTGATGATGTCCAGCTTCCACGCGAAACTATTACAGGCCAACTAGAATCCGCTGAGTTATCACTTGAACGATTCGAGGAGGCCACAAACAGGAGTTAAAATGGCAATTGCTAAACTCGGGGATCTACATGTTGGGAGTCGTCAAGGCTCCCAATTTTTACGTGATTTTATCAAATCCTACCTCATTGACTACTTCATCCCAGAGATCATAGAAAATGACATCAACACCGTGTGGCAGTTCGGAGATTTCTTCGACGTCCGCAAATTCCTTTATGGTGCCGACAAGCACTGGATCGAATATGAACTCGTCCCCGTATTACGCGCCAATGGGATACGTTGGTTCGGTCTGGTTGGCAACCACGACATTTCCCTTTCAGAAAGTAATCGGCTCAACTGGCCATCGTGGCTAAACAGCATTGCTCCTGATGTTTTTTGCTACGTGAGCGAGCCTACCACATTTATTGTCGAGGGTAAGCAGGTACTGGTGCTGCCTTGGATAAACAAAGAGAACTATGAAATCTGCGTCGGGGCTATTCAATATAGCCAGGCTGAATATTGCTTCTCTCACCTGGAGCTAGCGGGCTTCAAAATGTATCAGTCTTCAGTTTGCGACCACGGCCAGATTGACCCATCACTCTTGTCTAAGTTCAAACGTGTAGACACAGGCCACTTTCATACTCGTTCATTTGAAGACAACATCCAATACCTGGGGACACCATACCACCTGACTTGGGAAGACTACAAGGACGGGGATAACCGGGGGTTCTATATTGATGATCTTACTGACAGCGGTGAGTTGTTCATTAAGAACGATAAGAACCAGACACTCTTCCGGGTGATAGAATACAACTTCGCCAACATGGACGCCAGTACAATAGACAACTGGAAAGATACGGCGTGGCTACAAGATGTTCTGGGTCTCAAAGGCCAGATCATTCGCATTGTGGTGAACAACCGTGATAACAGCAAGCATTACGAAGCATTCTGTAATGCAATGAAGCGCGTTCAATGTATAGACCACAACTATATTGATAACACGGTTACAATGTCTTCGGAGAAGATTGAGATCACCGAAGAGATGATCACCACCGATGCTGTAGAAGTCTTCAAGACAGACATTATGGCTTCACAAAACATCCAGCGTAAAGAGTCTGTTTGTAAGCTGGCCGAATTCTTCTACACATCAGCACAAAACAAAATTTCAGTGGGATCCTAAAACATGAGCACACTTTTTGAATCTTTTTTAGCAGAAGTGGGGAAGCCGGTTGAAGCCCCTACCGTTCCATTCACGGTTGCAGATAACGTCACCCACAAGCTGACAATGCGTAAAGGCCGGGCGAAGAACTTTCGCTCTATTGGTAACGAATTCCTGGAAATCGACTACCAGAAGAACCCTTCAACATTGGTTACTTCTGACGATAATGGCGCAGGCAAGTCAACCGTTCTTGTCTGGCTACCGATATTCGTGTTGTTCAATGATACATACTCCAAACGCGAGAAGAAGGCCGGGCTGGTCAACTCTATGTCGCGCAAGGATTGTGTTGGTGAACTTGAATTCTTTACTAAGGGTGAAGAGTGGAAGATTCGCCGGGGGATCAAGCCTGATTTCATTGAAGTCTACAAACTTACCGATGGTGAGTGGCTTCAGCTGGAGAATGATGCGGCCAAGTCTGATACCAACAAGCTGATCCAAGAGCTGGTAGGCGTTGACCAGAAAATGTTTGAGAACGCCATCGTTCTGGGCAAAGAAAAGTATGTCCCGTTTAGCGAGATGATGACTTCCGACCGCCGCCTGATGGTTGAGACTATCTGGGACATGGGCTTCTTTAGTATCATGAACGATGATGTGAAGGCCGAGATCAAGAAGATCAACGGTCAGCTGAATAGTGTAGATCATGATCGTAGCATGGTTGATACCGAACTCCACGGTAAGTACGCCCAGCTGGAACAGGCAGAGGCCGCCAACGAGCAGCTTAAACAGCATTCTCAGGACGCCTTAGACTTTGCTGTCACCCTTGAGGAGGAATTGGCCAGCACTATCCAGAAGGAAGGAGAGGTGCTCAGAAAGGCTGAAGAGTTAGCAGAAGAGCTAACCACTAAAGCCAAGATTGTCCGCCAAGAAGTCACTGAAGCTGCGGAGCCGGAAGTCACAGCACTCATCGCAAGTTATGAAAAGCCATTGACCGATATTTCCAATAAAAATAAAGATGATCTTGACAAGGCGCAGAAGGAACTTGATGATCACGTACACACTAAGTCTGCTATTATTCAGCGCCAGGAAGAACTGACGGAAGAGCGAAACTTAATCAACAAAGATTGTGAAGAACTGGCCCGATCTCACGCTGAGGCTGTAAAGACTTCACATACAGGTGATACTTTCCGGGTACGGTTCACCACAGAAATAGAAGGCCACCAGACTGCCATCAAGCGATTCCATGACATGGGGGTGTGCCCAACTTGTACTCAAGAAGTTAGCGAAGACACCAAAACACGGATAGCCAACGAATACCAACCAAAGATAACTGAGCTGGAAGGTAAATTGGCGGTTGTCCAGTCTCGAATTGATGAGGTGCAAGCCCAGGCTAATACATTCTTAGAGAAGATGGATGAGAATCGAAGGGAACTGGCACCAGTTGAGAAAGAACTTAATGAGATCGCCTTTCAGTTACGTGAACATGGTAGCAAAGCCGGTGAGTTGCTCCGTGCCGTTGGTTTGGTTATTGAATCAGGCGAAAATGCTGTCAGAACCCTTGAGCGCGAACGTGACCAGCGTGTAGCTGACCTGCGTGGGGAAATCAGCCGCCGTGCTGCATTGGCTGCGTCAGATATGGATACCCGGCGCATGGAAGTCGTTGATCGCATTATTCATCTTCGGGATGCTTTCAAGGATACAGAACAACGGTTGGCTTCACACCGCACCTACATGTCAGACCTGCGTCGCAAACTGGCAATTGAGCCGACCTCAACGGTTGAATTGCGTAACCGCATCGCTGAACTGGAACAGAAAGCCGGTGAACTCACTGCTAAGCAGATAGAGTTGGATGAATCTCGCCAGGATCATGAGCACCTGTTGTTTATGTTGCGTGATGATCAGACCAAGGCTCGCATCATCAGCATGTACTTACCGTTCCTGAATAGTAAGATCAACGAGTATCTCGAAGCCCTGAACATGTTCATCCAGGTGCGCATGGACGACACGTTTGATATTCATATGGAGAACCCTGACCGCAAAGGCCAGTCTATCTTCTCACTGTCAACCGGCCAGCGGGCGCGCCTGAATATTGCTATTACAATGGCATTACGCGATGTCGCTAACCTCAAAGCGTCTGTACAGTGTAATATACTGATATTCGACGAAATCCTTGAAAACATGAGCGAACGCGGCGTACAGGAATGCGTGATGATGCTGAACCACAAGTTCCGGGGCAACAACCTGTTCGTTATCAGTCAGCGTGAACAAGAGTTTCAAGAATACTTTGAGCACAACATCCGTTACGGCCTGCGTAATGGCGTAACAGCCGTCATTGATAAAAACTGAGGAAGGGGCGAAAGCCCCTTGTATAATATGGATCTGACCGATCACTTTCAAAATGTTATTCAAGAAGCTGTGCTGGATTGGATGGAAATCAACCGGGCTTTCCTCTGTGGCCTGAGAATGCGGTTTGTAGGCGTCGAGGGCAACGATCTCATCATGGATGGTGAAATAGGGTTTGCTTCGTCTTCCACCTTCATTCGTGATAAGAGCGTTTGGCAATACGATGGCGTCTTTATCCTGGGTAACGCTAACATCCACTCTGATAGTGAATCTGAAGTATACACAGGAACCATGAGCTGCCTGAACGAGCTGTTTTCACTTCCTCGCCCTATACTATGCCTGTAGTACACAAAAGAAATCCCCATGATGTATACATTGGTCGCCCCTCTAAATGGGGCAACCCTTTCTCCGTGGAAGAGTATGGTCGAGCGGAAGCAATCGCTAAATACGAAGAATACGTGTTAGATAACCTCAGAACAGGAATTTGGGCTGAGGAAGAACTACTTGAATTGGACGGAAAGATTCTGGGCTGTTGGTGTGCCCCGAAAGCCTGCCACGGTGACATACTACTAAAGATCATAGCGGGGATTAAATTTTACAGGCGGCTCGGATGGAGCTACACGAAACAGCTACAGAGGAAATGAATTATGACTATGTCAAAGTTGAAGACCATAACTGCTATGGTCTTTACCCTTGCCACAGGTGTGAACGCTTCATGCAATGTTGAGTTCACGGAACCACAACTAGACACAATGACCCGCGCCTATGTTACAGGAAAGCCTGCTGACCTTGGATACACATTGGCTGCAATCAGCTGGCGAGAAAGTAAGGCCGGTCAGGACATCATCAGGATGGGAAAATCCCTGAAGTGGGCTAACCTGGGAGCATTCCAGAACCAGGTAAAGAGCACGGGAGACCGCGCTGGATGTAAGACGCAAAAGTGTTATGCCGATGTTGCTTACCGGTTAGTCACAGACCAGAAATATGCTTCTAAAGCAGCACTGACTGAGATGAATTATTGGATGGGTCGTCATGATGACAACCTACGCAAGGCTCTGGCCTCTTACAACTCCGGTTCAGCCCACAACCCTCGCTCACGCAAGTATGCCTCGGACGTAGTCAAGAAGACTAAATATCTTCAAAAGTGCGTATCTTTTGCCGGTCGCCCTGTGGTCAACAAACCTGACCCGAGCGTATTGGCAGACAACACGCGCACAATCAATCGTCTCAAGAGGATACAATAATGCGCGTTATCGTAACTGCTGTTGGTATTAAGAATCTCATGATCCTCTGTGCGCTTCAGGGGATCAAGGAAGAGAAGATAAAGGCATACTACTCAGGCACAATACGACGCCATGAGGCTGCTCTGACGCGCTCAGATTTAATGCGCTATATTGAGTCATTTTTTGCCATGGCAGTTGAGAACTATCCTGATTTTGTGACGGTTGTAGATCCGGATGACCTGGTTGACAACGCCGAAGTCTGCTTCAACGAACTGGCGGGCGCGGGTAAGCTGCGCTATCTTCCTCAGGTTGATCTGTATGCCCTTGAGGGGCTTTACCAGAACAACTTCTACCTGGGCACCGAATCCAACTTGCAGGTCAGCGGAGTGATCTATTGGGGGCGCCTTGGCTATGGGGCTACCAATGATTCCTACCTTCACAAGTCAATCCCATTTGGTGGTATAACCTACGAGCAATTCCTGTCTCAGTTCCCAAATCATGGGGTTGCAGGTAACGATGTGATTTTGTGTATCGCTTCTGCTGATGCGGTTCAGCCCCTGATTGCAGGCTGGTCACCTCATTTTATTCAGATGGTGAACGACTTCAGATCACATCTACTTGAGGTTGCTCCTGCCTTTTAAATATTTATTGAATATGCTTTACTATGTTCAATAAAAGGGTATAATTGTTTACAGGTAGGGCGCGGTGCCCTACCAATTGAAACGTAGGATCTACAACATGTCTAAATTCACTTCTTTTGATTCAGCCACTTCTGTGATGTTCCCTGAAGCACCAAACTTCAGCAACGGTGATTCGGCTCGTGTGATGTACATCTCTCAAGAACAGCAAAAGAAAATCAGCCTGGCCCTGTGTGGTGATACCAGTGATAGTCTGTTCACACACTTCTCTATCATGATCAACGGCCTGGGTGCTCAGCTGAGCTACCGCATCAACGATGAAGACAACGGCGGATACACCGACGAAATGCTCTTCTGGGAAGACGAAGAAATCGCTCTGGCAGTCGAGCGCATCCTCAACAAACTGGATGACGACGGCGTAGTAGACTGGATCAACGTTTCAATCATGACCTCTCAGTTAATCTAAATTCCCTCAGGAGGCTTCGGCCTCCTTTGCTCCTTCACTAAATAACTCAAACTAATAAGCACTTTCTGTTGGAGATTACCATGAAACTTTCTTTTTCGGGCTACCTGGCCGAGGCTGATGACCAAAAGGTCATTTCTGAAGCCTTTAACTCAGCTCCCTATGAACTTACATTCGGCAAGAAAAGCGCCGGTGATATCTTCTTCACCTTTCATGATGAAGACGATAAAGAGTTCCGCATCCAGTTCTATACTCCTGCTGGTATCGGTAAGAATGTTCGCCAGGTCTACATCGGTCAGAAAAAGGGGGCGTCCTATCTTGACTCCACCCAGCTGTTCAAAAATCCGATGAAGGTAGTGGCAAGCATGATCGAAGCTACCAAACAGTTCCTGGAAACGCCTATCGGTAAAGGAATTGACGGCTTTGCTATCAACTTCTCTAAGAAGGCGATGGATCGCGGCATCAAGCTGCTGCCTAAAATCATTCGTCAGTCCGGCCTGAAGCAAAAGCTGAATGTGATGGATCTGACCTTCTCTCCCCCCGCCGATCGTGACT